GTTAACGCTCCGCCAACAGCAGCGCCGATGCCTTGAGCGATACCGCCGACAGCAGAACCAATTCCAGTGACTGTCGCAGAAGCAAGACCGAAGAGACCTTCAATGCCCTCTCCTACGACTTCTACGCCGAGTCTTGGTAATATTCCGCCGAGTCCTGGTTTTCCAGTCTTTCCCATTACTTTCTTCTGCTCTCTATTTCTTGTTTCTGCTCTTCAAGATGAGCCATCAACAAATCGACATAAAGATCTCTTTCATAAGGTATCAAATTTTCAATCTCAGTTATCGAATATTTGTGATGCTGAGCCAAAGCAAAGATCATACTATAGTAGTTCTGAAGCGAGTTGTGACTCAGCGCCACATAAAAAAATCTTTGAGATTCGTTAACTCGATACTCCTATCATTACCAAGTTCATTTTTGTATTCGATCTTATGATACAGCTTCGGCATCTTCTCAAAGAATTCACGAATCTTTTCGAAAGAATTCACTGGCAATTGATCGATAAATTCTTCAAGTTCTTTGTCGCTGTATTCAGAAGCAGGATAAATTTCTTCGTCCGTTAGAATGGTATCAATACAGTTGATAATGAAGAAAGTCATCAGATCGACTTCATTGTCAAACTGTGTGATCTTATCGGTGATGCTCGCACTCGGATATTTCATGATCATTGAAATAGTATCAGAGAGTTTGATAGTCGAGTCTACACCTTCAGGCATTTCGACTTCAATCGAATCGAGATTCAGTTCAAAGTCATAAACCTTGTCATCTTCGTTATCACGATAAGATAGCTTGACAATGTTGTTGACAGACTTCGCGCGAAGCTTCAAGAACAAATATTCAAGATCGAAGGTTGTCAGATTATCGACATTAAAATCTTCGTCTTGTACACACAGTCTTAAGATCTGCTTGATAGCTCTGATCACATCAGTATCTTCTCCGCCTTGCTGAGAGATCAGCAAGATCTTTTCTTCTTTCACCAAGAATGGGCGAAAGAGGATCTTTTTACCCGAAGAGGGCACAATCACGTCAAAGAGTGGTTGATCGATTTTTGGTAAAGGCATTATATATTCTCCTAAATTATAAATTATGTATTAAGCTGGGGGGTTGATGCGCACGTTGAGAGTCGAGACGGTTTTCTGCACTGGAACATCTGCAGTTTGACTTGTGGCCGCGGTATTCAATTGAACGGGTGTTACCGAACCTCTCGTTCTAGCTCCATCGCCGATTGTAATAGTTTCCTTAGTCAAATCTGTAAGCGAACCGGCGTAGACTAGCGGATTCGACGATAAGAAACTTTTGAGTTCGGCATCGGTCATTTTCGGCCCATTTACGAGAGCGTTTTGAAAATCGACAGAGGAACCAAACGCGCCTGCGGCTTCTTTTTTATTTTTTGCCGGACTTTGTTTGATTCGAACGTCTGTAAAAGAAAAAGTGATATTTAATTTCATCAATTCGTTTTCTTCGCTCCATGACATATTCATGCTTTGAATGCCAGTAGGAAACGCATCATATATATTGTATTCCATGACATTGTTTTGAGATCTGTCATATACGAATACGTTTATTGAGCTACATGCATAAGTGTCTTTATATGCGATCTCATATGGTCTACGACCGCCTGGAAGAACATTATTCATATTCGCTCCTCCAAAAGAGTCGCGATTAACGATCTTATTTAACCACTCTTCAAAAAACTGTACGACAAAAGCATTTTTATCGACGATAAACTGTAGAGTAAAGTCTCCGACATTTACACCGTATGGAACGTTTTCAACTGGACCGAATCCGTATCTTCGAATGTTTTGTTCTTGTAACAGGTTGATCGAAGGAAGAACAACGTTATCACATCTCATCGTAAGAATCGAATCGAGATTTCCAGCCGCTATTGGAAACTTTTGTATTGCCCATGGCATCGGAGCAAAAACTACTAAGAAGCTGTGTGTAGGCAGTACACTGTCTGCACCAGAAACTTCGGCTCTGAATCTACCGATGTTAAAGCTTTGACCTTGGCGTCTATTAACAGAAAACGCCTGATTAGAGGTGGTTGCCTTCGCTACGCCAGTATTACTACCTGCTGAATCTCTTTCATATTCTTCTAGATTAGTATTAACGCCTTCTCCTCTTAGACGCTCTTCGACTACTACTTTCGGTAAAGGCAGCAAAGACTTATCTGCAGCTGCAACGCTTTGTGTGCCCTGAGCTGCAGTACCCGACGTGCCTGCTGTACCTTTTGCTACTTCTTGTTGAGGAGGTGTTGCCGCGGCAGCGCCCGGCGCCGGACCCGAGGCGTAGAAGGCATTTTCATCTGCGGTAGCTAGGTTATTGATACGACGAGCGACGAACGTTTTTCTAAATAGCTCAATTGCAGCAAGGTCATCTCTTCGCTGTCTTTCTTCATCGCGTGCATTGCCGACAGTTCCTCGAGTTGGGTTTTTTTCGCGATAGGCGGTTAAAGCTGCTAAACCTGCAGGTGAAGCCTGCCACCTTTCAAAATCGGCTTCAGCCGCTTTACCATATACTCTTTGTCGTCTAGCTTTCTCGGACGCGGCCAAGGCATCAATCGCCCTTTTATCCTCAGCCTGAAGGCGCTCCCTTTCTCGTTTTGCCGATATGGCATCGCGCTGCTTCTTTACTTCGGCGTCCCGTTTTGCTGTTCGCGCGGCCGCCAGTTGTCTTTGAATCTCAGCTGGTGTTGCCATTACTTAGTAACTCCTAGCATTCTTTTCGTGTCCATCCAAACTTGGTTCTTTCTTGCTTTGACGAAACGTTCTGTTGGTAAGAAGAGCGCGATATCCCATTCAGATGGATAAACGTACATAAACTTTGATTGCACGTGAGAAGTCAAGTAATGCTTGATGCATGGAGCATACCATCTTAGCTTTGCGGCTTGTGTCATGAGTTCATAGCTAAGTTTCAGGCGAGTCGACTCGTCGTAACGAGTGTTGTTTGCAAAGTCATATAAGCCGTCCATCAACTTCGCTCTGAGTTGTAACGGCAAGTAGTGTAAGTTGAGTCCCATAAATCCGCCTTTGACTTTCTTATATGGAAAGATCAGAGGAAATCTGTCGTAGTATGGAAGCTCTTCTTTATGTTTTGGATCATAGTAGAACATGTACATCGAGCCGAGCAGAGGCTGAGTAGTCATACGAGTCGTATCACCCTTCATCATCTCACGCTCATTGATACGATTCATTTTTCCGGCAGTATCTCTGAACCACTCACGCGCAGAGTTCGTACGCGCAGGAATCTGTCCTGAACGAACACCTTGTGTGATGATAGTATCAAATACGATTGCCATTAAAACTTAATTCCTAGTTCTTTTTCGGTCAGTATCTCGAACTTCCAAGCTCGGTCATTGCAGTACACTGCAGCTGCTCTCCACTTGGCTTCATTGACGCCCCATGTCATGACTTCATTAATATAACGCTTATTAGGCTTATTTATCACCACTGGAGGCCGCGTCTGCGCATGAGGTTTTATTTCAACCACCACAGTATCAATCTTGCCTTCTGGTGTTTTCTTCTTGACAATGAAGTCTGGAAAGTATCGATGTACTCGATTGTCGATAGGCGAGCGATACGGAATGACTAACTCTTCACTTCCCCATTGCACGACATTAGGATGAGAATCTAAGTACATCATGAACTTTAATTCCCATCGACTACGATATACGATATTGTTCGAGTCTCCGATATACTTCTTCGTATTCTTTGGTCGAAACTTTCCCTGATAAGCCATGATTCTATTTATAAATAAGCTGATAGCCTTTTAATTTGAGAGATAACATGGCACTTGTTAGAGTAAATATCGACAGTTTCAAGAAAGATGTCGGCGGACTTGCAAACAGACTCGTAAATAATATTACTAATAAACTCGAAGACAAACTCGAGAATGCAGTCGAAGATCTTTTTGCTAAAGCACTAAAGAAGGTAGGATTTTCTGATAGAATTGCTGCAGAGCTTTCTGCAAGATTTGGTGATGCTCTGACTGTTGGTCTCGAAGACAAGTACTTCGAAACCTTTACGAGCGAGATGAAGCGCGCATCATGTGCCGACATTCGTAATAACTTTAATCCTCGGAACGGTAATCTTATTGGAGCTTCTGCCTCCGCTGAAACATATGTTGATGCTATTCAGAGAGCTTCGAATAAAATTAACATAGACGGTATGCCTACTTTGCAATTTCCGGATCATATTAGTGACAGATATCATATGGCGTTTAAGTTTAAACGCTATGAACGACCTTCTCCTCATACGAAATCTGAACTTAAGTTTGTGCAAGCATTCGCTCTTCCTTTGCCGAAAGGACTAAGAGAAAGCTTTGATATCAGAGTTGCTGAAGATCCTCAAGGAATGTCTGGAGGAGTTGCAGATCTCACGCAACTAGCAATGTCTGGAGGATTAGACGCTCAAAAAGCAACCAATGCAGCCGTCGCGTTGGCTTATGGTAAAATGATTCAAGCGACGGGTGATATTGGTGGCGCAGTAGCTCAAGGCCTCGGAGCTATTCCAAATCCTCATCTTCAAGCAATATTCAGCGGAGTTCCTCTTCGTACGCACCGATTCGAATGGACTTTTTCTCCTCGAAATGCGAAAGAAAGCCAGCAGCTGATGAATCTGCTGAAAGCAATGAAAGCTTATTCTCTACCATCATATAGTAGTTTAGGTACTGCGGCGCTGGCTTATCCATTCTTATGTCAACCAGAATTAAAGATTGCTGGCACTGCACAACTAATTAAATTCCAGCCGTGCTTAATTCAACAAATCGAACTGAACTACTCTCCGCAAGGAATTCCTGCATTCTTCGAAGGCACGAGCCATCCTGCGTTTATCGAATGCTCGATAACAATGCTTGAAACACAAATTCAAACTTCACGCGACTACGGCAGAGAAGGTGGCGATCGTCTTAGTGAGGGAATTGACGCTATACTAGAAGGACTGCAAAAGGGAATTGATAAAGTAAATGGCACCGAAGGCGGGAATGAAATTCAAACTATTCTAAGCGAATTCCAAGAAATAGGCAACGGCATTCTAAATCCGACAGCTACCACTACTTCGCCTAAACAACAAACAGGAAGTTAAAGATGGCAAGATATTTTGACAGATTTCCAATCGTAGATTATGACGGAGATATTGCTAAGAACATCTTGGCACGAGTAGATTTTACTGAAAAGACGAAGCGAGACATCTACTCTACATTTGAATTTACTCTTGAAGAAGGGTTTGAGAGGCCAGATCTTTTATCTTATAACTATTATGGATCTTCGAAGTTTGATTGGATGATCTATCTTACGAATAACATCGTCGATCCTTATTACGACTACTATAAATCTGCAGAAGATTTTAAGAGTTACATGGAAACAAAGTACGGATCGAATTCCAATGCTCGATCGATTACTCTTTTCTACAGATTAAACTGGCACGAAGACGAAAGAACTATTACGGTTCAGCAGTATGAAGCTCTTGTTGCAGATGAAACTGCCAACGCTCGAAAATATTGGAAGCCTAAACTTACGAATACTGGAGCAGTGATCGGTTACGAAAGAATCAAAGAAGATTGGACAGTATCTACGAATAAAGTATTGTCATTATCTTTGACTGTTTCTCCATCAGGATTTGCAATTGGAGATAGAGTAACA